AAAGACCGATAGAAGGAGATTTGCTTTATTTGCCTTTAAATAGAGGATTATTTGAAATAAAATTTGTAGAACATGAAAATCCATTCTATCAATTAGGAAAACTTTTATCGTTTCAATTGACCTGTGAACTATTCCAATACAGCGAAGAGAAAATGAATACTGGAATACCAGAAATTGATGTTGTAGAAAATGATTCTAGTTACAACATTAACCTTTCTTTAGGAGTAACAGGTGGAACAGGAACTTTTACAAAAGGCGACACAGTATATCAATACGCAAGTGGAACAACTACGGGAACTGTGGAAAATGCAATTGCGAGAGCGAATGTTGTATCCTATAACCCGAACATCCCAAACAATATTACACTTTCTAATATCGTTGGTAAATGGTCGGAAACGACAGTAGGCAACCCCTATTACATCACTAATAATAGTTACTATAGAATTGTAATTGGTGTTGAGGATAAATTTGGGGTTTTTGTTGACGAAAGCAACAAAGAAATACAACAAGAGGCAGAACAATATTTTAACTTTAGCGAAAAACATCCGTTTGGAGAACCATAATAAATGTTTGATCATTTTTATCACCAAACGATAAGAAAAATTGTTGTTGCTTTTGGAGCAATGTTTAACAACATTTACATAAGCCGTTATGATGATAATGGTTTAGAAATAGAACGAATCAAAGTTCCTATTTCTTATGGGCCACAGCAAAAATTTATTCGTAGATTATCAAGAATAGGAACAGATTTTGATGCTACGAAGGTGAGAATAGAAAATTATCTTCCAAGATTATCTTTTGAAATATCAAATTTAAATTACGATTCAAGTCGTAAATTAAACACAATGAATAGGACTGTGTTTTTTAATGCTGCAAACACTTCTACACTAAAGACAAGGTATGAAAGAGTTCCTTATAATATGGATATGAATCTTGGTATTATGACTAAAAATACCGAAGATGCTTTACAAATAATAGAACAAATTTTACCGTATTTTCAGCCAGAATATACAGTTTCTTTGAGAATGAATGAATTGGACACAAATGTAAATGTACCAATAGTATTTAAAAACTGTGTTTTGGGTGAGGGTGATGATGGTTCTTATGGTGGATATGATCTTAGAAAATTGACTTACGCCAATCTTTCATTTACTTCAAAGTTTTATATGTACGGCCCAATCAAAGAATTGGGAGTTATTACCGATACTGGTGGAGTTACTATAATTCCTGGAGGTCCTTCTGGCCCAACCTCAATTGATGGTGCTGGAGGAATAAATCTTATAATAGGCGATGAAACAAATGGAATTACCGCAGCAAATATTAGAGTTTATGCTAATGAAGGAGTAACAGCAGGAAGTTATGTTCCTCTTGGCCCTACAGCACAAGAAAGTATTATAGAATTTATACCTAATACATGATGGGAGTTGAAATGAATGAAAAATTAAAAGTCGATAACAATTTAAATAATGTTATATTTGGTGAATCTTTATCTGGCGAATCGCTTGAATTAAATTCTCTTTCCCAAAACTTTTTAGTAAAATCTACTGCGTCTTCTATAACAGGACAAGCAGATTCCGACAAAGACTACCGAGAAGTAAGAGATAATCTTAAGCGAGTTATTGTTCAGTCGGAAGACGCAATTCAAGGTGTGCTTCAGGTGGCTCAGGAAACTCAAAGTGCCCGAGCATACGAAGTGGCTGCACAACTAATACAAGCAACACTAGAGGCGAATAATAAACTGATGCACTTGCATAAGCAGTTGAAAGATATCAAGCGCGAAGACCCAATCAAAACGGCAGGCAATGTTACAACTACAAATAACAACATTTTTGTTGGCAACACCGCCGAACTTTCCAAGTTTTTACGGGCTCGTAGAGATTTAGAAACAGCGACTAAACAACTTCCGCCCGATGGAGATATTATAGATGCCCGCTAAACAAGGAATCGCTTATCTCGGCAATGCGCTTCTCAAAGGGCCTGGTGTTAAAATTGAATATTCTCCCGAGCAAATGGAAGAGTATGTTAAGTCCTCGGAAGATTTAGAATATTTTTTAACAAAGTATTTTTATATTCGTTCGCTTGATAAAGGTCCAATACTTTTTGACCTCTATGATTATCAAAAAAGGTTTTTAAAAGAAGTTAGAAACAATCGTTTCTCAATCTGCAAATTTCCTCGTCAGACAGGTAAAACATCGTGTGTAACTGGCGATATTCTGCACATGACTCAGTTTACTCCCGACTACAAAGTAGCAGTATTAGCCAACAAACAAAAAACTGCCACGGAAATCTTAGATAGAATTAAAATGGCATACGAGCGTTTGCCTGTTTGGATGAAACAGGGTGTGGTAGAATGGAATAAACAAAGTATAAAATTTGAAAACGGTTCCAAGATTATTGCATCTTCTACCTCCGCTACCGCTGTTCGTGGCGACTCGTTTAACTACATCATGTTGGACGAGTTTGCATTCGTTCCCAACAATATAGCAGACGAATTCTTTGCATCTGTATACCCAACCATTTCATCAGGTCAAACCTCTAAAGTAGTTATTGTATCTACCCCTAAGGGTATGAACATGTATTACAAAATTTGGAAGGATGCTCTAGCAAACAGAAATCCATACAAAGCAATTGAAGTTAAGTGGTGGGAAGTGCCAGGTAGAGATGAAAAATGGAAAGAAATGACTAAAAAGGCTTTGGGGTCAGAACGCCTATGGTTGGCAGAATATGAATGCGAATTTCTTGGTTCTGAAGATACACTAATTTCGCCAAACAAATTGTCCGCTTTAGTGTATGAAGATCCAAAAGCCGTTACTAGAGATGGTTTAATTTTGTATAAAGAGCCTGAAAAAGGCAGAATTTATACCATAACTGTTGATACTTGCAGAGCAATTGGATTAGATTATCATGCTTTTGTTGTTTTAGATGTAACAAAAATGCCATATGCCGTTGTTGCTAGATTTAGAAATAACACAATGCCTGTAATGCTATTGCCTAATGTTATAGCGAGTGTGGCTCAAAAATATAATAATGCTTATATTCTAATTGAAACTAACGATACGGGTCAACAGGTGTCCGACATCCTCCACGAGGAATTGGAGTATGAAAATCTAATAACCACCACAATAAAAGGAAAAAAGGGACAAAGGGCTACCGGATTCGGAGTGGGTAGAGTTCAATATGGTGTTAGAATGTCGAATCAAGTTAAAAAAACAGGATGTTTAATTCTCAAAGAAATGATTGAAGCAGATAAGGTAATTCTCAATGATTTTGATTTAATATCAGAAATGTCCACATTTATATCCCATAAGTCCTCTTATGCCGCTTCTGAAGGATATAACGATGATTTGGTGTCGTGTATGGTTCTTTTTGGATGGCTAACAACACAATCTTATTTCCGAGATCTTGTCAATGTCAACATTAGAAAGAAATTAATGGAAGAAAAAATTAAAAAAATGGAAGAAGATTTACTTCCTTTTGGATTTTTAAGTTCGGAAATAGATTCGCATGAACAGGATGTGATTGACCTTGGAAGAGAAAGTTCTCATCGTATTTTTAATGGGGATGGATTTGCAAGTGGTGGTGACTACAGCACTTCATTCTAATAATCATTTTTGCTAAATATAACTTGAAACCTAATTTTACACTTCCTAACAAGGAGAACGATAGATGGCATTCCAATTAAGTCCAGGCGTAAGCGTAACAGAAAAAGACCTAACAACAATCGTTCCTACCGTGGCTACAACTGCCGCAGGTATGGCTGGATTGTTTGAATGGGGCCCCGTAGGGCTACCAGTAACAATAAGTAGTGTGCAAGAACTAGGAACACTATTCGGAATGCCGAGAGACGGCAACGCCGATTGGTGGTTTACCGCTTATAACTACCTTGGTTACGGAAATAATTTAAAAATTGTTCGCCATGTTAGTTCTGCTGCAAGAAATGCAACGGTTGGTACAAAAACACCGGCATTAATTCGCACTGTAGATTCTGCATCAATTAGTTCGGTGGCAACAGTTGCTGCCAATGGTGCTTTTGGTGCTCGTTATCCAGGCGAACTAGGAAATTCGTTATGGGTTGAAATTTGTGGTTCATCTTTATCTGCCGCAGGCGAAGGAGCAACTTTCGGT